GGCTTATGTATGTTCTTATGCTCGTCTATGACGTTGTTAGACCCCGTACCGTCGATAAATATAGGCCACGGAGCTCCACCAAGATTTATTGTAGTAGATATCTCACAAGAGGGTCTATCTTTATGTCTTTTTAATATATCCCCTTTTTTGTACAATCTAGCATAAGAATAAGTAGGTATTAATTGTAACCCTGTCTCTTTCTGCATTTTAGGTAGCACTTTCATTAACAATGTCTCCATAACCATATCTGCATAGTGAGAGTATGTGTTAGGAACCTGTTGATCAGACCAAGTGCCAAACATGCCAGTGTCATATATATCATTATTTTTATACATGAACTCTACAGCATCTCTTTTAAGTAAAAAATAATTAAATATAAAATTAGCTAATTCAAAAGATACTGCATTTTTTATAACTTGATATTTAAACATTAAATCCTTTTTGTATAAAATTAAATGACACTGAAATTCTTATATCATTAGATTCATTAGGTTCAACA